TAATAGGGGGTACAACAACTGGTCCTGTAAGTCTAAGTGATAAATGTTATTATCAGAGCTTGAAAGTATAGCCTCATTATAGCTACCTACACAAAACTTTAAAGAAAAGGAAAGGAAAGGAAAGGCAATGAAAAAAACAGCAAGTAAAAAGACAGAGATGGAAAGGATACGTGATTTGGTTGACTGTCATATTGAAAGAGAAATAACACAAGATGAACTAATAGAAAAACTGATGACTATTATTGGGAAACCAATCATTAAAGTATCAGAAGTTGAGTTTATTGTAAGTGAATGGAAAGGTAATGTGTATTTAGAAAGTAGGCAAAAACTATCAGATGGTTGTAAAGATAATTGGGTACAAGTGGAAGACTTAACTGATTTAACTGTATATGAATACAATGATTTGGTATCTCAATTATTTGTGCTATATCCTGATTATCCAATTGAACACCTTGAAGGGAGGTTTGTGTAATGAAAAAATGCAAAGTATATCTTGAAAACAAAGCTGGAATGACACATGGAATAGAAATATGGGATTATGTAGATAAATATCAAGCTGTTGGTAAGGCTGTATTAGGTTTTCCACATTTATTTTGTAGAGTTAAAGCAATTAAAGAAAATCACAATACAGAAAACTTAGAGTATTTACATGATTCAAATAAAAAGGAGGTATAATGAGTGAAATGAATATAATAAACAGAAGGCTAGAAATATCTGACGAGCTGATTGAAGATATATTATGCACTGCATTTGAGGGAGGCATAACATATTGGGCAGATAATGTTAGTTGTCATAATAATAAAGATATGAAAAAGGTAGGAGGCTGGAAGCATGAGTATTTAACAGGCTCAAAGCTGAAAGAAGCAAAGCTCATTATACATACAATAAGTGGTGGCGAGGTTGTAATGACAAAGAAATCAATCATTGATGCATTACAGAAAATGGATAACCCTGAATATAAATACACAAAAGCACTTAGCAGAATATTAAATGAACAATATGATGCTGATGATGCAGATATAGTAGTACAGACTGCTTGCTTTGGGGAGGTGGTGTATGGATAACAACTATTTATATCACTGTAGAGGTTGCAGTAAGCCTGATAAAGAGTTTCCAAATAAAGAAATTGAGTGTGATGATTGTGAAGGTATAGGATATGCTAATATTGATTACGAGGAAGATATTAATGATGAAGGCTGTTGGAAATGTAATGGATATGGAAAATATATGCCAAGAACATCAGTAGAATATCATATGTGGGCAAGAGCTGATGCTTATGGTATATACACAGGCTTATACTGTGATAAATGTTATGATGACCCAAGTAAGTATACTTACAGAAAAGATGAATACTATGACCCAGCGTATGCTGGAGAAAGGATGGAGCCAGATGAGTAAAGAAAAAGATTACAGTATCAAATCGTTAATCAGAGATGCCTGTGATTCATTTGATAATGATTTTGATTGGGGAGAAGATGGTGATAATTATGACAAAGATGACATAGTGCACGAAGTAGCAGATAACGCTGTTCCAATATATTATTGGGATATTGCACAATATGCAGCGTGGAATACTTGGCTTATGATAGAAATACCTGAATGTGGTAGCGACAGTGAACCATATAAACAAATACAAATGAATATATATGAAGCAATCTGTGAGGGATTGTATGAACACATAAACGAAAAGGAGACAGAAGATGATAATAAGTAAATACATAAAAACAGGAGAAACAAAGAAATACTCCTTGTTTATATCACCAGCTCATCAGAGAGATATAGACAATAATAGCATAAAAGCTATAATGGAGAGCATGAAAGAACATGGAATAATATCAGCTGTATCTGTAAGAAAATCATCAAACCATAAAGGTAAGTATGAAACATTTGATGGACAGCATACAATTATTGCATGTAAGAGGTTAAATCTACCAATTATTTACAATGAGTTTGAAAACGTAAGCAACAGAGCAATGATTTCATTGAATGGTAAATCAAGAAAATGGAAATTAAAAGACTATCTTAAATTTGGAGTAACAGATAATATTAATGACTATGTATTCTTAAACAAAATATACAGTGAAGAAAAACTACCACTAACTGCTCTTATAATGATGTATGGTGGAGGTTATGCAAACGCATCATTTAAAGAATTAAAATGGAGAGCATTAACTGTTGTTAGAGGTCATAATATACTTAGATATATAAAAGACATTGAAACATCATTCAATATCAAACATGTTAGATTTGCAAGATTCATATGGGGATTTGGCAAAGTGTTTGATTCAGGTAAATATGACCACGATAGAATGATATATCAACTCAACAAATGTTCAAACATGCTAACAAAACAAGCAAACCCAGAGGGATATACAGCTAATATTGAAATGGTATACAACTATGGAGTGAAACAAGAAAACAGAGTACAATTCACACAAAAATAAGGAGAAATAAGATGGGAATGGATGTATATGGTATAAAACCAAAACAGAACAAAGAGATTGATAAGTTTCCTACATTATATAAATACGACTCAATGGAGTTTCGTGAAAAATGGAAACTGTTAGATAAAGACACAAAGCTAAGAGAAACATATTGGCTTGAGAAAGATGATTATGAACAACAAAATCCAGGTTGTTATTTTAGGAACAACTGTTGGTGGTGGCGACCATTATGGAACTACTGTTATGCTGTTGCACCTAATTTAATTGATGAAGAAACCTTTGAACATGGGCATGGTAATAGTGGGGCAGGGCTTGATGATAAAGGAGCAAAACTGTTAGGTGAGAAATTATTAAAACAGATAAAGATTGGGGCAACTTTTCAATACCAAGTGGACTATGAACAGTATTTAATGGACTTACCTGACGATGATTGCATGAGGTGTAATAATAATAATCATGGAAACAACAAGAAGAAAGATTGCATAAACTGTAAAAAAACAGGTAAATCAACAAACTTTAATAAACACTATCCATTTGATATAGATAATGTTAAGGAGTTTGCAGAGTTTTGCATACAAAGTGGTGGATTTGAAATAAACTAAAGGAGATTAAATGAATAGTGAAGACAGATGGGATATAATACAGCACTTTTGTGATTGGTTTACATCAGATGCTAAGGAAAGAGAAGATTTACATCAATCTTTACAGCTGTATATACAACAAGAAATATGGAAGGAGAACGAATGATGACAAAGAAACTTAAGCGGGATTTAAAGAAAGTAAAAGGCGACAGCTTAATTGTTTGTAATACCTGTGGTGGTGATGATATTGAAGAAAAAATATGGGTAAGTGCAAACGAATATGTTACCTGTGCTGATGGGGTGTATTATAAATATGCAAATGAAGCAGGCGATTTGTTTTGGTGTATTGCATGTAGTGATGCCTGTACACCTATGCCTATAAACGATTGGAAGGAGAAAAATGGATAATTTAGTAGCAGTATATTATAATTTTGAATGTAGAAATTATGAGCCTAGAGAGTTGGAGTGCGTTACAGACAACTTTGAAAAATGGCTTGAAGAACATAATAAAGATAGAATAGCAGATGGAGAAATGGAAGAAAATGCTGATGAATTTGATGTTGAGCCAATATCTATTATAATCTATAATAAGGAGAAAGAAAATGAAATATAAATTCAAAAGTAAGTATTATAAAGATATGATTATCGCAAGTTATTTTACTGAAAACACAGAAAAGAAATCTTGCACATCAAAAGAATTATGTGATTGGATTGATAAAATTAAGGAGAAAAATGAAAGTAAAATTTAAAGGAGGCTTAACAGAAGATACTTACGACATATTACAAAGTGTATTAACCATCAATGGATTTACAATAAGTGATGAGCTTAATGTTAATTATGATGAGATTAATGGTAAAAAGAGAATAATAATAACGAGGTATAAAGATGAGTAAAATAAGTGATTACGAGGCAAATTTCCTTGAATCTATGGGTAGGGATTTAGGGTATGATAGTGATAATCTACCTGAGATTAAAGATATAGAATTAGTTATTACCTACAATATTCCTGTATGGGAATACAATGGTATGACAAAGGAAGAATATTATAAATAATTAATGCGAGTGGAGAGCTGTAGGGTGACCACAGACGGGGCGTAACGTGTATCTAGGTTTGTTTTCATTCCTAGTCCTTTCAGTACAGGTTTTTTGGTTATTGTTATTTCCTGTACTCGTCTTTTTTGACACTCGCATACATTTTAACAAAACAAAAGGAGAATAACATGTCAAAGTTACATGACAAATTCGCTGATTTTTTAAGCGAAATAGAACAGATGGAGAAAGACAACGAGAAGTTAACGGAAGATATTCAGAAGTTAGAGCAAGAAAAATCTGATGGATATAGTAAGTTTGATACAAAAACTCATGCACTTATTAAAAGAGAAGACTTGAGAGACCTATCAGAGCAAATAGAAGATGCTGTAAGTGATATTAATTCTGCAGAAAATTATTCAAATGATATGTATGGTCAAGCAGAAGAAGTAAATAGTAATTGTAGTTATGCTAGAAAAGCAGCAGAAAGAGCAAGTGAAGCAGTTGATGACATGCTTGAAGATAAAGGAGATGAGTAGTGAATATATTTGATTGGCTTATGTTTACACTAATGGTAGTTTTAATATATTCTACAATAATACAAGGGAGGTAAAATGGATAAAACAAATAAAAATATAACAGTATTATATTGTCTTGCTGTTATGTTTACAGTTTGGTGTACTTGGAACTCAGTTAATAGTGGTGGTTACATTATTAAGTTAAACGAGTATAGGACTGAAGTACATTCATTTCAACGACAGGTGGCTAGTCTCATTGATAAGGTTGATGTATTGATGCAACGAGACACAAACGTGATAGTGAAAGATGTTAAGCAATCTGTTGAAGAAACAATAAAAGAAGAAGTGCAGTAATGAGACACTTTCAAAGGAGCTAATATCATTGAAACTGTAAGTCGTGGACATGTAGTGGTGAACGCAAGAAGTAGCTGTGAAGCTCCTTTGAATTAAACAGAAAGGGGAATAAGGATAGCATTTATTTGCGTGAAATTGCCTTATTAATGGAGCAAATGGATGAACTTAAGGCAAAGCTAGAGGTGAAAGAAAACCTCATAAAAAACTACCAAAAAGAGCTTCAAAGACAAAAGTTGGATAAATTGACATAAAAATAACACTTGATATATTATATTAAGTATATTATATTTTATAACATATATAGGAGATTATAACAATGAGTAACGAGACAACAGTTACACAGATAAAAAATATTGATAAACTTATCTGGCGTAAATTTAGAGCAAAATCAATAATGAATGGTTTTGATTCAGCAAACGAATGTATGAATGAGTTAATAAGACTGTTTGCGAGGGATAAGATTAATGCAGTTAAAAAGTAGTCCTATTGACATTGAGGGTATTTATGAAGAATACATTAATGAAAAGCAAGAAGAAAACAGAATTAAAAGATATGAGGGGAAAGAAAGTTGGTATCACGCAAGTGGTGCAGGCTCTTGTTCAAGGAAATTATACTTCGAATCAGTTGAACAATCTGAGCCAACAAATCCAATAGATAGCAGAACTAAAAGATTACTAAAACTAGGTAATATTGTGCATGATGATATTCAAAATTCTCTTACGCACACACGCTATAATAAAGTACATAATAGTAACATACTAGAAAGTAATAAAGAAATTAATAATAAAGAAAAAAGTGTTGAGTTTCATACTGAGGGGGAACTATCTATACCTGAGCTTAATGTTAGGGGGCATTACGACATTATTGTTGATGATAAAACAAAAGATAGAAAAGTTTATCTGTATGATATTAAGACTTGTGGTGGGTATTCATGGTCATTGAAATTTGGTAGGAAAAAACAATTCAATCCATCAATACATTATGAGTTGCAATTAGGAACATATGGATATGCAGTAAAAGAGAAATTCGGACAATTAGATGGTATGTATTTGTATTACTATAATAAAGATACATCTGCAATGAGGGCTGTAGAAGTACCGTTGACATATGTGTCTAGAGCATACCTCTTTTGGAGGAATTTAAACGATGAACATAAAATGGGATTACCAGGATTTAAAGTTGGCATATCGCCTGTTCAGAAATGGCAGTGCAACTATTGTCAATTTAAAGACCATTGTAATCCACCAACATAATATGAGAGATGTAAGACCCGAATGTCCTAGCAGAGTATTGCCGAATGACCTAGGCAGTCTTTCATATAAACATAGGAGAGTAAAATGAGTAACACAAAACAAAACACATTCAATAAACTCTTCAAGACAGATGTTAGTAAATATACTCAAAAGAAAGGTAAGTTTACATATTTGTCTTGGGCGTATGCAGTTCAAGAACTTAAGAAGGTTTGTCCAACTGCAAGATGGGGAGTAACTAAAGCTGAGGATGGTTCACCATTCTTTAAAACAAGTTGTGGGTATTTTGTAGAGGTTTGGGTAGATGTTGATAATGTTTCCTTATCACAAGTACATCCTGTACTAGATAATAGAAACCAACCAATAGAAAATCCAAATTCTTTTCATATAAATACTAGCTTACAGAGAGCTTTAGCAAAATGTATAGCATTACATGGTTTAGGTTTATATATATTTGCAGGAGAAGATTTACCTGAGCCTGATGCGTTAACACCAAAGGAAGAAGAAAATCTCTATGATTTTGCTAAACCTTTAGGTAAGAAATTTATTGATGACCTAAAGGCTAAAGTTTCAAAGATGGAGATTAATACTAATAACTACGAAAACTGCATGAATAAGATAGATGAAATGTCACATGAAAAACAAGCAGTGAAAGGAGAATAAGATGGCAGAAGTAAATGATATGTTTGACGACATAACAAAAGAGCAGAGCTTTTATAATCCTAACGCTAAGAAAAGTAAAATAAAATATGTACCTTTAGTAAAAGGCGAGTACTTTGGGCATATAGTTGAAGTTACTACTAAGGTGTTGGATGTAAAAGGTGGTAAGTATAAAGCAAGGCTGTATAACTATGTTGTAGAGTCTTCTATAGAAAACGCTGATAAGATGGCAGTAGATGAAGAATCACAAAAACCTGTTAAAGTAGGGGATTCTTGGGTAGGCAAAAAATTCAGAGGAAATCTTTGGAGATTTTTAGAACCAAAAGAAGGCGATAAGTTTGAATCAAATTCTGAAGGTAATACGGCATACTTAAGATTCTGTGAAAACGTTGGTAAAGAGTGTCCTAAAGAAACCAAATCAATAGATGGTCAAGATGTAGAGGTACAATTACTACCAACTCTATCTACTGAGGATTTTCTAGGGCAACCTGTGATTGCATTTGTGGATAAAGGGAGACCTTTTAAAAACAAAGAAGGAGAAACAAAGCAGTACTTTGATTGTAAGTTCTGTAAGAAATGGGAAGATGGTAAGAAAAGAGACATATCAAGTGGAGGAAGTAATGAGATACCATTCTAGGACAAAGATAAGACCTATGAAAAGTATGCTTATAAATATACTGCATAAAGTTGGAGTTAGACCTAGTAAACTTGTAAGTATGTTTGGAGTGTCGAGAGCTACTATTTATAGACACTTAAAAAAAGGAGAGTAAATGAAGAACGTATGGATTATAATACTATTATCCTTGTTTGCATTTTCATGCGAGGAAGCTCCATCTTCAGAACCTGTAGAAGAAGAAGAGCTTATTAACGAATAATAGATACTAAACAAAACAATGGGTATATGAGAGCTTTATTGTGGGCTGTCGGACTCATATGCCCTTTGTGAAAGGAAGAATTGTGGGTTTAAAAGATAGAAAAAAAAGATTTAAAGGTAGTGAATTAGTACCAGGAGTTAAAAGAATTTGAAAAATGGTGGAAATAATTAATGAATAAAAAACTACTTAAAGAACTTAAAGATTTAACAATACCTAAGCCTGTTAATCTTTTTCCTACAACTTTTTTTGTTTTAGCAAACAAAGCTCATACTAAAAACAATGAAAGCTTAATGAAATCGATTAAGAATTATAGAATTAAGAATAAAAGAGGTCTCAAAAAATCTAATTATGGGGGGTATCATAGTGAGCAAAATATACAGCATTTAGATAAATTTAAAACAATAACATTAAAACTTATAAATTCATATGCAGCTATAGTGTCTATGTATTTTGGAAGGGAGTGTATTAAAAATACTGAAAACTATAAATGTATTAAAGGAACTTTAGAAAGTATGTGGTTTATGGTAAATGGTAAAGGTCATGCTAATACAATACACTCACACCCAAGAGCTTGGATGGCCTGTTCATATTATATTAGTTTACCTAAAGGTAATAATTACATTTAC